ATGCTGACCGATACAAAACTAAGAAGTTTAAAGCCACAAGACAAGCTTTACAAAGTGTCTGATCGAGATGGTTTATACGTTGCAGTGACAAAAAGTGGTGTTATTTCATTTAGATATGATTATCGTTTTAATGGAAGGAGAGAAACGGTTACTTTTGGTCGATACAGTGCTGACGGTATTACGCTTGCAGAAGCAAGAGCCGAATTAATTGAAGCAAAAAGGCTGCTAAACGTAGGCATATCGCCAGCTTCAAAGAAGCGTGACGGTATTGAGAGTAAAAAAATAGGGACGGTATTCAAAGACTATACCGTCAATTTCCTTAATGATGCCCAATATGCCGACTCTACAAGGGCCATGAAAGAAGCAATTATTGAAAAAGAAATCTATCCCGTATTCGGTAAGCTTCAACTAGAAGAGATCACCACACCACGGCTTAGAGCATTGTGTGAAAAGATAAAAGATAGGGGAGCAAAAGCGACCGCATTACAAGTGCGTGAGATTGTTGGCTCTGTTTTTACTTATGCCATAGATAGAGGTTATGAAATTAGTAACCCAGCAGATGCAATAAAGGCATCTTCGATAGGGACTTTTCAAGCGCGCGAAAGGGCAATGTCGCCGAAAGAAATCGGTATCTTATTTCGTGAACTAGAAAACTATAGTTGTTATCCAACCTTAAAATTGGCCGTTAAGTTTGTCTTGCTGACATTAGTCAGAAAGTCTGAGTTTATTCACGCTACATGGGATGAAATAGACTTTAAAAATAGACAATGGGTGATCCCTAAAGGGCGAATGAAGGGGAGAAAAGAGCATGTTATTTATCTCTCTGATCAAGCAATGGATATCCTAACTGGTATGAAAGTTTGTGCGATGGGAAGCGATTACTTAATGCCTGGTCGATATGATATTAAAAAGCCACTTTCTAATGCTGCATTGAATAACGTGATTGATGGCACCGTAAAACGTATCAATGAGAAAGGTATTGAGTTCGAACCTGTTACTGTTCACGATTTACGACGCACAGCAAGCACGCTGTTGCACGAAGCAGGTTATAACTCAGATTGGATAGAGAAATGTTTAGCACACGTTCAAAATGGCGTTAGAGCCGTTTACAACAAAGCTGAATATGCTGAACAGCGTAGGAAGATGTTACAAGAGTGGGCTGATATGGTGGATGAATGGATAAAAGAGAAAGATTAACGCTTTGTCATTCTTCGCCAAGTGTTTTATAAGCAAGTAGTGACGATAGGTAAAGCACACCGACAACAGGCCAGATTGTGGAGTAAAACAGTCTGGCCACAATATCTTTTATATTGTCGCTTTCGTGCTTAGACTCTGAAAACAGGTATCCAGCAAGCCATAAGTACACGGCTAATAACGTGAGTACAATAATCATTATCCGTTTTTCCTTTTGTACTGAGCGTGATCATCCCCACACTCTTTAGAACAGTAAGCGCTGTTCTCTGTTACAGGCTCTTCACGACACCAGATACAAAACCCAGTTAAACTTTTTGCTGGTGGCTTTCTGTTTGCTAATGCGGTATTGATTTGTAGAGCCGTTAAGTCATTAGCATCATCTGCGATATCAGGCATATTTATTCCTTACAAATAAAATGAGAATTGATAAGTTCGATACTGTTGTTAGGACATTGATTGCCCCATGCATCCCAACCTTGTGACATGTCACGAGCGAATAGCTCAATGCGATTTACATCACCGTACAACTGTTCAAGACGGTTTTTTACTTCCCACGGTTTTTCGCTATGTTCACCTAAACAACTAAATACGATTTGCTTAACGCTAGCACTAATGCGCTGTAATCCATTGCCTCGAGTAGCGATTAAAACATCTTCACTATTGGCTCTAGTGTAGTTTCCCCCATTCATTTTTGTTTCAGCATCTAATAGTTCAAACAGGTCGTGATAATCAAATAACCCGCTGTTTTGAATGGACTTATTAATTCGTTGCCATGCTAAAGGGTTAAACTTAACCCATGTAAAAGCTTTCATTGTGCGGACTTTAAAGCCCCACGCTTCGGCTAATTTAATAGCCTCGAGTACAAAATTACCTGTATACCACATGGCAAGAACTGCGTTATCAGATGCAATAGAATGAATAGGGATATGGGTTAAATTGAAGAGGGAAGTTGTTGGATAATGATTTTTAGCAGCACCGTTTGAAACTTTATTTTTGTAATCCCACGGAGGATCACAATAGATTAGGTCGTATTTTTTCATTTAACCTCCTTAAGAAAAGATATCCAGTGCGTTTTATCGTTCTTACCTACACGCTGTACCGCTGTTGGTTTTTGGTCTGTTAGTGCTAAAATTTGTTTAACAGGTATTTGGGTTTCATTCCATTTGAACAGCAATGTTCCTCCAGGCTTAAGCACTCTAAATGCTTCACTAAACCCTTTACTTAAATCTTCTCTCCATGATTCTTTATTTAACGAACCGTATTTTTTAAACATCCAACTATTTTTACCAACTCTAATTAAATGAGGAGGGTCAAATAGCACCTGATAAAAGGTATTATCTGGTAATGGAAGGTTTTTAAAATCAGAAATAATATCTGGTGTTATATTTAAAATTCTTCCATCACATAAAATATGTTCTTCGGCTCTAATATCATTAAATAAAACGCGGTCGTCTTGTTTATCAAAATAAAACATGCGAGAGCCACAACACATATCAAGTATTGGTTTCATTGTATCCTCTGAATTTTAGGTATAAAAAACCCTGCTAGTGCAGGGCTGAAACTCTTTCATGAAGCTCATTGAGCTCTGTAATGTAGTCAAATCTACCACCTTTTTTTGTTTCAGATAATCTATTATATTTAATTTTGAAATGAAAATTCTCTCTACTAAGGTGATCTATTATTTTTATTGATATGAATTTGTCTATTTCATTGATTACCTGATTAACTTCTTCAGTAATTAGTACAACCTCATCGCTTGTGGTATAGCGCTTAGACATAGCTTCTTTCATTTCTTCATTGCTATACATAATAACTGGATTAAGTAGAACTTCATTACAATCACTATATGCAATTAAATTAGCAGTGCTTTCATTAATTTTTACTGCGTTAAGTGAAGTAATAGTAATCTGTTCTTTTAATATATTAACGTCTTCACTAAATTCCACTATGGAACTCATAGTCTTAGTTCTTTGCTTAATGATGTTTAATAGTATTCTTTTAACTATATCATTTTTAATTTTTTGTTTTTTATCATCTGATTTTTTTTGCCAAAAATAAACGCTTATAGTGGCTACGATCCCTAGTGATGAAATAATGGTAAATATTGTTGATATGAAAGAAAGAATTATACTTTCTCCTTTTGTTTCAATGGTAAAATAACCTATAGTTATAATGGAACCAATTAAAACCCAAGCCACAACAGTTATGATGCTAATAATAAAATCCTTCATCCCATCGAAATCATCGGTATTCCGCTTCATACCCCCTCCTTATTTAAAGCAGGAATCATACTCACATCCATGTGACTAATCCACTGTCAAAATGCCTCCTTAATTCACACTTATTTGCTTTAATGCCTCACGAACAGCGTTTAACCGTGATTCCATTCTTATATATTCAGGGTTGGGGATAGAAGGCCAGTTTCCACCCCAAGCATCATCACCAAACAAGCTAAGCAACTTACCGCCTAAAAAACTATTGCAACAATCATCTTTAACATCATCTGATGCTTCGATTAAATCCCAATATTCCCTTGCTTCATATTTATCTATTTCATTATCGTTGCGTAGTTTGATAACTTGTTTTTTAGCGTATTCGGCATTTGCATCGTTATCAGCGTCTATCTCAGAGATTAAATTAGAATCTAACTTGCCTATCCAGTAGTGATTGTTAATACTCTGAATAAACTCAACTAGTGAGCTGCCCATCGAACCCCAAAAGCAAGACCATGAATTTCCCCATTCGCTAATTGTGACACGACCGTTTTGATTATCTCCATAATCCTCAAGGTAAACATGGATAGGGTCGTGTCGCTCAATATCTGTTATTACTAACTTAGTAACTTGAGATTGTTCAATTTTCATCACTCCACCTTTTTAAATTCAACAACCCATACCCATTCGTTACTTACCCAGTTATCTTTTCCGTATATATCTATCCATGTTTGAGCGAACCATGAACGCGGAAAATCAGGGAAACCATACTCACGCGATACAGCGTCAATGGAAGCGTGATTTTGTGGTGCACCTTCTTTCATTGCGTCTTGCTGTGATATTTCCTGAACCTGTTGCAACCAAATATCAGTAATTTCAATTTTTCCTTTGATATTACCGTCCTTGTTTGCAATGTTGATAATGTCGCCAATCTCACCGTACAGGCAATCAACATCAACAAACCCATGCCGCCATGCTGCGCATACTTGCTCTGATAGTGTGTAACCATCTTGCCATGCACTAAGATAGCGTAACCCATCTTCGGTTACTTTTGGTTGTGGTTTACTCGGCCTGCGTGTCTGCGTTTTTCTGCCATCTATGACAGCCTTTAGCATTACATCGTTAAACTTGATTCTGTCTTTCATATTCATTCCTCTTCATTGCATCCCTGCGAGTTAAAATAGCGTTCATGCCCGTTTTTGCGCAGCATTCTATCTATTAGCCGAATATGTTTACTCCAAATCCTATCGGCTTCCTCACATCCTCCACCAATCATTCCCGCGCAATCATCAGTAAGAGACTTGATAGCTTCAAGTTGAGCCTTGGTTACTTCCAACTTCATATATCTATCTCCTGTTTGCATCCTTGCACTGAGTCCATGAGTTAATCCAATGTGACAATGACCGCTTTATCAATGGGGGACCAACTTAATGGTGGGTGATTGACGATAACTTTATTTAATGCTTCAAAAGCGGAATATAATTCCTCTGAAACCTCAACATCTTCAGGTAAGATATCCACAAAGATATCGTTAGGATCTAACTGGTGTGGATAGTTTGGCTCACATAACACTAGCTTTAGGTCATCAACAGATACTTCGTGTTCTTCGCAATAATCACGAACATCATCGATATCAAAGAAGTATTTATCGCCAAAAAACATGGTTACGGGTGTTTCACCATCCCATTGAATACGTTCAAAACTTTCAAATCGTTCTTGCTGATGTTCTTCCTTGCAAGCAGGGCAGCCCCAGTTAATGACGAATGGCTCTTGATTTGGATGTTTATCACAAACATTATGAGTTGCACCGCAATATCTTGCTTGGTGCTCGTTATCACCCCAAAAGCGACCATCACGATCAACCCAGCCAGTAATAGTTTTGATGCTTGCTGATTCTGGCGAGTTATATAAAACAACTTTGTTTTTCATGGTTATATCCTTTGGTTAAACGGGTGGGGTTATGCGTTACTCACGAACTGCCCAGCTTCATTGCGCTTACGTTCGGTGTAACACTTAGGTGTTTCTCTTGATTGAGAACGCTTTTTCAACCACTCATCGACTTCATCCGCTTCCCAAGCCACACAACGCACTGACAAATACATACGTTTTGGAAAATCGCCGTTCTTTTCTAATGTATAAATAGTTGAGCGAGAAAGTCCTGTTAGCTTTAAAACATCAGGCATACGAATAGGGTTGATAGGTAATTTAATATTCATATTTAAACTCCTTGCGGAGCTGTATCGCTCCGCTTTAAATAGGATCACTGGTATTCAGGGCGCATATCATTAAGTGTGATAGAGAAAGATTCGTATAACTCATCACCGAGTTTTCTTTTGCTTGATCTAAGTAGTTTGTCTACTTTTTCAAATGCTTCTGTGGCTTCTGGTGAGCCAGATTCAGGAAGTGAGTTAATAGAAGCTTCTAGAGCATTACGTGCATCAATACGGTGGTATGCCTGTACTGCTTTATTTTTTAATTCAGTAAATAGGTTGATCCCCATTTCATTTTTTAAGTTCTCAATTTCTGCACGAATATTTTTAGCTTCTTCGACAGTTTGAACATCATCAATAGCTAATCTAAAGGTTTCAGCATCGAACTTAGGTATAAACTCGCCTTGAGTATCTTTTACTGGTTCAGCATTGATTGGCTGTTGCTGGTTGGTGATTTCATTAATGCTTACACGTTCTTTCGGTGGGGTGATGTCTTTAATCGGGCGATCTTCAAGTTCTTCTGGTGTATACACACCAAGAATAACTTCAGGGCAATAAAGACGGGCCCAATATTTTACAGCGAGATACGCGATTTGTTGCTTAGGCATTGTTTTCCAAAGTGGTGAGTTTCTCGTTTGTACATCTGCAAGGTAAACAGGCTCACCCCATGTAATTTCTTCTTCACCTCTTAAAATTGCACCAACTTCAATAAATAAACCCGATTCATCACGTTTATCTTTCATGCCTACAATCTTTTCCCAGTCGCCACCGTATTTGTAATGGAACCGACCTACAACAGCATTTGAACTGGTAATAACTGCATTTACTAATTGGGCTTCATAACCAAGCACACCATTGATGACATGTGTTTTTTGACCGACAACGAAAGGATCCATTCCCCAGCGTGCAGACTGCATTGTGATAGCAAGACAATCAGACTGTTTACCTTGCAGATGTCTTGGCACCGTTGCTGTACCTGATGCCATTAGCTCAGCAAATTTGACAATGCGGTCTAATGATTCAGGATTAAAAAGTAATGATGTGTTATTCATTACTGATTGGTTTCTTTCGAGAGTTGCTACTTCTGACATAATATTTACTCCAAGCGTGCGCCTGATTGTTCAAGCGCAGTTTTATTAAGCGACTTCGTTTTGCAGTTCTTCTAACTTTCTCTGCTCAAAGTCAGTGATACCGATAGTGAGAGTAGTGGTGATAGGCGCTGGCCAATATCCTGTATCCATAGCTTCACGGATATCACGCAGTGTCTTTTTGTACTCTGCGCGACCTAGTTCAAGTAATTCAGGAGAGGCTTCAACGATAGCGACCCAGTGGTAATGCTCGTCTTTGTTAACGAATATCCAGAAGAACTGATCCAGCATTGCCACATCACAATACATAGCTGCACTGATGTGATAATCGCGATTAATGATTTCTCTGCGGATCATGGTTTCAATGGCATCTTGTTTAAATCGACCCAGTGCTACTGATTTGAGGTCAAAACCTAATCGGTTATTTTCTGTTTGAATTTCGATATCAGGACGAACACGAATTTCAAGGCCGGTATCTTCATCAATGCCGTAGTAACTCACTTCTGATACACGGTTAGGGTGATTTAATAAACTGGATGCTTCTTTGTGGTTCATAACAGCGTTACGCATGTTATTTGCCATTTCATAGTCAATGGTTTGAACATGAATTTTTGAATCGTCACTAAGCCACTGGCTAATGATTTCATCTTCAAATACAGCATCAGGTTTTACTTCTTTAATGACCTGCATGAGATCATCTTTCTTGACGGGTTTTCTAAGTGGCTCAGGCTTACTTACTTCTGCTAAATATAATTCAGGATTGATGTGGTGGTATATCTGCTCAAGTAATGCATCTGTATTACCTGAGGTTTTCAATGGTGTTGGCAAAGTATCATTATAGGCTTTGATACAGGCTTTCATTGCTGCGCCAGTAAATTTCCCATCTTCAGGGATGGTTTTAAATTCATCGGGCAACTGCATGTATATCTGACCTAGATCTTCGGCTTTTCCGCTGGTGGAAAGTTGCGGTGTCAGAGTGACATTATGTTCTTCAATAATTGCTTTTAACTCATCTTGTGAGAGCTTTTTAGGCAACTTATTGTTGTATTCGTCAATCCATGACTTCATTGTTTCTGTTGTTGTAAAGGCACCTTCTGGAATAATTGGTTTAACACTGAATTCAGCATCAAACTTTTCAGGTTCCATTGTTAACGTGTGGAATGCGCTACCTAAGTCGAAACAACGCTTATTTTCACGCTCAATAACTTTTGTTACATGGCGTAACTCGTAATACATCAAACTAATACGAGCATCTTTTAGCATCGAACTACTGATACCGTTTGAACTGTGATACACCTCGTTAGGAATATCGGGATAACGACCAGGTTCAAAATAAGCAGGTTGGTCATTTTCTTCCTGTGGAATATCTTCCTTCCTCTCATATTGACCGTTTTGGTTATCTTTACTGGCGTTAAAAATCACCTCTTCCTGAGGTACTTCCTTTTTTTCTACCTCATTTGAGGTGGTTTTTGGATTTGTTAATGAGTTAAAGTGATTAACTCTATGACGAACGCTACGCATATCAGGGTTATCAATAAATGACATAATAGCGTTAATGATTTGCTCTTCACTGAGTTCACTGCTGATATTAGGAACCAATGAAAGTGCAAGTAGCGTGATATTAATAAAGTGGTCATATTGCTTAAACTCTTCTTTTTCAATATCACCGTTGATATGAGCTGTTAGCATATCTACTTGTTCGCTATCAGTAATATCTTGGTTAAGTAAAAGAGCTTTTGCAATCAACACATTTAAGTGCTTAGTATCTGACATTTTGTTTACCTACTAATTGTTCTGTTTGTAATGCGAGCTTTCTTACATAAGCCCACTCAATACCGGCTTTAAAATTGTCAAATGACTGTGACTCATTTAAGCCAGATAAGGTAAATACATGCTTACCGTCTTTGATATAAAAGATCATGACTAATCACCAAATTGGTTATGTCTGAGCGCATTAAAAAATCAGTCTCTTTTATCCATATTGTTAAAGAGCAAATTAACCGTATTGGTTAACTTATACTTTTAATCATAACCATAAATTAACCATTGTCAACCGTAAAAAACAAATAAATCACCAATATGGTTATGTTTGTTTTTATCACTATGAAATTTAATTATTTATTAAGAGTAAAAAGAAGCCAAGATATGACTTCTTTTTAATGGAGAGGGTTAGTCGTGGGAGATAGGCTGGTTTTTATTAATGATAAATTCAATGAAGTTTTCAATAGCGGCTTGTTCGCTGGCGGGAAGTTTTGAATAGGCTCTTCTATCATAGTTAATAGTGCCTTTATCATTTTTAGGGATCAGTAGTTCATAGGCTTGGCGACCCATTGCTTTTGCAATAGCATCAATGCTTTCAGCGGTGGCGCTGGCTTCACAATTGATAATGCGGTTAACTGTTGATTGTGCAAGCCCTGAATCGACAGAAAGCTTAACTCTTGATTTTATTCCATCGTTTAACATAAATGTTGTGATGTTATCTGAGAGTATTTTTCCGATCTCGGTCGGAATATATTCTTCTTTTTCTGACTCTGCATGACCTTCTTTTAAATGGTCTACATCCATCCAATATTTACTAATTCTAGTCACATATTCAATTTTACGTGACATTGGATCGGTGAGTTCACGATGACTTTTTAAATCTTTTGGTGATAGGTAACGAGAGATCATACTTGGTGCTACGCCTAACGCATCAGCCAATAGTTTTTGTTTGCCGTTGTAGTAGCGTTCAATAATATAAATCAGGTTATCTTTTCTAATTTCAGCAATGCTTTTCATTTATCCAAGTCCTTTGGTGTCTATTCTTTATACAAATTTGATTAAGTTATGGTGTATTAAACAAACAAATAACCCTTTTGGTAAAGTACCTAAACGGTTACTATTATTTATTGGTTAATCAAATTGGTGAAATTATGGAAGTTTTCGACTTTAAAAAATTTTGGAATAGCTTAACGATTAAGCAAAGAGAAGCATTTTCTCAAAGAACGGGGTATAGCCAATTGTATCTATCACATCAGCTACGCTATGCAAAACGTAAGCCTTCACTAAGTAAACTCAATAAGTTATATGATATTTGTATTGAGTTCGGTGCAGATACAACCAGAGAGCAATTAATCAATTTCTTTATTCGATAATAATTCAAAGGCTATTTATTGATAAGGATCACTTCGGTGGTCCTTAATTTTTTATTGATAACCAATAAGTCTTTTTAGGTTGATATATTTTAAAATAACGGATAGCATTTGCACATACACATAATCAAATGAGGTTGAAATGGAGATTATTAGTCGAAAAGAAGCTGCTTCAAAAGGGCTTGGAAAATTTTTTACAGGTAAGAAATGCAAGAACGGTCATGTTGCTGAACGTTATGTTTGTAATGGTGTTTGCGTTAAATGCAACTTTGAAAATTCAACAGTCTATCGCTCTGTGTTAAAGCAATTAATTAACAGCGCTAAGTGAATGGTGTTTTATGCGTGACTATGGAAAAGTTTCCCCACAATTTTGGATAGGAAAAACAGGTAAGGAAATAAGAGAAAAAGGGCATGAAGCACTTATTGTCTCTATGTACTTATTAACCAATCCTCACGCCAATATGATCGGAATGTATTACCTACCTATTATCTATATGGCGCACGAAACAGGGCTAGGTTTAGAAGGGGCTTCTAAGGGGCTTCTAAGGTGCATTGAAGCAGGTTTTTGCCACTATGATGAGGATGCTGAAGTTGTTTGGGTGATCGAGATGGCAAAATATCAAATAGCATCATCTTTGAAGCCATCAGATAACCGGTGTATCGGTATACAAAGAGAGTATGACTCTCAGCCTAAAAATCAATTTCTATCAATGTTTTATGATAAGTATAAAGATGCTTTTAATTTAAGTTCTGCAAGAGAATCATCGATAAAAAATGAAAGGGGCTTGGAAGGGGCTTTGAAGACCCTACGAAGCCAAGAACAGGAGCAGGAACAAGAACAAGATATAAAACCCCCTAAGTCCCCCTTGAAAAAAAAGTCGGTACAAAAGCGAGGTTTTAATATCTTGGAAGAAAAAATACCTGATTGGCTAAATCCTGAAGTTTGGGAGAAGTGGATTGAGTACCGAAAGGAAATCAAGCACCCGATAAAATCGAAACAAACGTTCAGTGGACAAATAAAATTACTCACTGAGTGTTATGAGTTAGGTTTTTCACCTGAAGAAATAATTAGCAAAACCATTACAAATGGCTGGCAAGGACTATTCAAACCAAACGTTTCACCACCACAACGGATCATTCAACCTCAAAAGAACGATGAGTTTATACCGGAGGACTTCTGATGACTGCATCATCAACCTTAGCAAGGCTAAAGCGAATAATGCCTGAGCATATTAAACCTAAATTTACTACTTCTGCTGAATTAATGGCATGGCAACGAGAGCAGGGTGAAATTGATTCAATGAGGATCGCAAATGAAAACCGAGTAGCTCGTTTAAATAAAATCATGGGTAGATCAGGTATTAGCCCATTACACCAAAATTGTTCATTCGATAATTATGACGTTACATGTGAAGACCAACAAAGAGCATTGTACAAAGCTAAGAGATACGCTGAGCAATTTGGTAAATCATTTGGTGGGTTCATTTTCAGTGGTAATCCTGGTACTGGAAAAAATCATTTAGCGTCAGCCATAGGCAACCACATTATCCAAAAAGGGAAAAGTATTCTGATCGCTACACTGCCTGACATAATGATGAAGGTTCGTGAAACCTATCAAAAGGATGCTAAAACAACAGAGTCAAAACTGATAGATGATCTGTGTGATGTTGATTTGCTAGTGCTTGATGATGTGGGTGTGCAACGTGGAAACCTCAATGAGGAATTAATTATATTTCAAGTAGTGGATCGAAGACTAGCAAACAAAAAGCCTGTTGGAGTGCTTACAAACCTAAATTATACCCAACTATCCAAAGTGTTGGATGAACGAGTAATAGATCGACTCCGAATGGGAAATCCAACAACGATAAATTTCACATGGCAAAGCTATCGGCGTTTAGTTAAGTAATTTCATAAACTAAAAATCGAATAGGGTTTATTGAATATCAAAATCCTTAGCGTAATAAACACTGGTGAGTTTTATTTGTTGTAGGTATGCGATTGGGTGTATGAGTAGTGAAAACAGCGTATAGACGATTTGAGAGCGTTTTAAGTAGGTATGAGTTTAATTAAAAACTCTGTTTTTTTATACTTGAAAACATAACCAAATCGGATATATTAACCATAATGATTAATCTATTAAGGGTTATCGTATATGAAATTTATGCAGGATTTAGTTGTTGATATTTTACGTGACAATAAAAAATCATTGTCAGTTAACGAGATAACGGCAATTGCTTCTGATCTCAAGGGAAAGAAGAACCGCTCAACAACCAATTATGCACTGATTAAATTGATTGAAAGCTCCGTCGTAGAACGCAAAGCGGTAGTTGGCATTGGGTATGTCTACAAACTAACGCCTGATTACATGGAGCGCCTACGTGAATTAGATATCAAAAAAGAAGCATCTCTAATGACCAAGAAGCCAGCAAAACCTACGGATAAGCATGTTATCTGTCAGAAAGGCTCACTAACCTACGTCAGAAAGAGCATACCGCCATTACAGCATGGAAAGATTGCTGATATTCATAACCGTATGAACGCAATGCTGGTGGCGGTACGCGCATGAAACAGAAAATTTATTATATCAATCCTGTACCAAAGCCACGTATGACACAGCGTGACGCATGGAAGAAAAGACCCGTTGTCGTTAAGTACCACGCTTTTTGTGACGAGATGAGAGCTAATCGTTTTACGCTACCGGAAAGTGGTGCTCACCTAACGTTTGTTATCCCTATGCCTAAATCATGGAGTAAGAAGAAACGCATTGAGATGAATGGTAAACCCCACCAGCAACGTCCTGATGTCGATAACCTGATTAAAGCTGTTATGGACGCCATCTTTGATGAGGATTGCAGAGTGTGGAATATCAGCGCGTCAAAGCTTTGGGGTGAGCAGGGAAAGATAGGGGTAACGTTACCTGAAAATACAGAAAATCATGAACTTATTACCATTCGTTAAGTTAGTGACTGAGTTAATTAATCGTTGAATGAGTTTGGGAAGAAATTATGAGCCAAGAAATTGATGCTATTAGGCTTTGTTACGACATTCTTGATGGTTCTATATCGCCAGAAAATATCTCATCAGAAGAGGTATATGCCATTTGTACATATCTCGATGAGGTAGTACGTGAAAATCTCACATTTACTCAACAAAACCCTGTGGCATTTATGGATAGTGAAGGTGAAGTAATTAGTGCAGTCAAGAAAGAGTTTGAACAGTTAACTGAAGGTAATCACATAGATTTCGATATTCCGTTAATTCAATTAAACAAACAACCGTGACATGTCACGCAAGGGCAAGTGATGAAAATTAAAACCTCAAAACTAAAAGGATTAGCGCTTGATTGGGCGGTAGGTAAAGCCGTTGGCATTGATGTTCGTATTTATAAAGAGTTTATTGTTGATGTTAATAACTGCGTATATAGCCCATCTAGCGACTGGTTAAAGTGTGGTGAGTTTGTTGATATGTACGCTATTGAACTTATCAATGAGATGTTGAGTAACGATTTCGGGCATTATCAAATTGCATGGTCTGCTATCTGTAATTACTTACAAGATGATTATTACGATGGTGATACACCTCAAGAGGCAATTTGTCGCGCTACTGTAGCTGTGGTATTAGGCGGTGAAGTCGATGTGCCTGAGGAGCTATTAAAATGACACATAGTGATCTGTGTGAAATGGCGGTGCGATTCCTGCAAAATAACGGATTTAATGTAGCCTTTGGTGACAGATTCCAGTCAAGAAACGGAACAGGGGAGCAACCTGACGCGATAGGGTTCAGAAGTGGTATAAGTTGTCTGATTGAAGCGAAAGTCAGTCGGTCTGATTTTCTTGCGGACAAAAAGAAGTGGTTCAGACAGCAACCGGAAAAAGGAATGGGCGACTGGCGTTTCTTCTTATCGCCACCGGATATTATTTCATCGGAAGATTTACCTGCTGGCTGGGGGTTGCTCCACGTCAAAGGAAAGAGAGTCTTCAAGGTTCACGGATGGCCTCCCAATACATATTGGTATGACAAAAAACCATTTAAAGCCAATAAGCAGGCAGAATGTGACCATATGTATAGCGCGTTGCGCCGATTGCAAATACGTGGACATCTTCATGAAATCTACGAAGACATTCCGAAAGGAGTTATTTCATGACAGCAAAATCACCTGCTGAACGTAAGGCACTACAACGTAAGCGCCAAAAGGAACTTGGTGTAACAAAGATTGAATTGCTGGTGGATAATCAAGAGCTGGAGATGTTACAGCGTAATTGTGTTCTACGTATGCCTGGTCGTGAACCGTATGATAATATTGAATACTTGCAGATGCTTATTCATAAAGATGATGCGGAGTATAAGCGACAAGCTGAGGAACTATCTAAGCGTAAGTGTGAGCGTTGTGGTGAACAATTACCCGTTCAGCAATGCTGTTTATCTGGTGATGCTAAATGTTGGGTAACAAAGGGCTGGCGTGAAATGATGTTGAAGGTAGAATGAGGAAAAATTAATTTTATCTGAGGGTATTATGGCGTTCGATTGGATTGCAGGTACAGCGTTAGTTGTTGGTATGGGCTCATTATATTTGACCTATCAATCTACAAAATCAGCTAAAAGAGCGATAGATACATCAATTGAGCTGTATGAAAAGCAAAAGCAGGATGCAGCACACGCAGAAGAAATTAGTAAGAAAAAACAGCTACAATCATTGTGCTATTTAATCCAAAATGAAGTATCTAGTAATATTATTCATATGAGTAAATTCGTTACTTTTTGCAACATTGTATGGAATGAAAAGTTACTAAGTTTTAATTATAACAATCTTGGTTCTGAGCCATTTTTACAGTATGAAACAGAAAATGATATAAAAGATGGTTTCATTTTTATAAAACATTCCAGCAAAATAATTGATAAATATTTATTAGAGATATCTAAAATAGATAGTGAGCTAATTAATGAGTTGTTAAAACTTAGATATACTATTGAACATTACAATGATAAATTTTTAATTAGTCTACAAAGCTTTATTAAAGTGAATCCACCAATCAGCGATTTAATTACATACCTTAATGATTCAAAAGTGTTTATAACTGAATATCAGAGACAATCGATGGGTGTATTAGAATACTGTACAAAAAAATCGTTAGGAATCTAGTTAATATTTAATGATTTGAAGTTTAACTTTATGGTGGTCATAATAACCAAAGAGGTGATGATTATGACTATCAAAAGACCAAGAAAGAAACCTGCACGACAGCCAACGCCTATCAACGACAAGATGGAGCGTTTCTGTCAGGAATATATCAAATCCCCCGATAATCAAACTGATGCTGCAATCTCTGCTGGATATGCGTCTGGCAGTGCTTGCAAGCGCGCATCACAGCTAATGGCTGATCCCCGTATTCAAGAGCGTATCGCACAACTTATGCAACAGCGCAATAAGCGAACCAAGATGAGTGCTGACAATGTACTCAAACGCTTGGTTGATATGCTTGATGCAGATATTGCCGATATTCTTAATGAGAAAGGCGATATTAAACCAATATCTGAATGGTCACCTATTTGGCGTAAAAGTGTTGCTGCTTTCGATATCATCGATATAGACGGTGATACACGCATTAAAAAAGTGAAGTTGCTGGATAAAATCAAGGTGCTTGAACTGATTGGTAAGCACGTTGATATCAATGCCTTTAGAGACAGAGTACAGGTCGATGTAAACGTATCATTGGCTGATAAGTTGGCATCTGCTCGTAAACGTGCTCAGCAAGGGAGCGTTGAGTAATGTTAGAAGCTTTGCAGAAGTCACCAGAAGAACAACTCATTGAAGATATCGCATCATTTACGCATGATCCATTAGGTTATGCGTATTACGCATTTCCGTGGGGTGAAGCTGGTGGAGAGCTTGAAGAATACAATGGCCCTCGTCAGTGGCAAGCCGAAGCATTAAATGAAATCGGTGAACATCTACGCAATCCAAAGACACGCCACCAGCCATTGTTACTTGCTCGTGCTTCTGGTCATGGTATCGGCAAATCTGCATTTATTTCAATGATCATCAAGTGGGGTATGGATACCTGCGAAGATTGTAAGGTAGTCGTCACTGCCAACACCGAAAATCAGCTACGTACTAAAACATGGCCAGAAATAGCGAAGTGGCAACGGCTATCACTTACCAATAATTGGTTTACTTGCACTAAAACAGCTATCTACTCAAACGATCCTAATCATGCTAATGCTTGGCGTGCTGATGCGGTACCGTGGTCAGAGAACAACACGGAGGCATTCGCAGGGCTTCACAACAAAGGTAAGCGTATTATCTTGGTGTTTGATGAAGCATCTAACATTGCCGATCTGGTATGGGAAGTTGCAGAAGGGGCGTTAACGGATGAAGGCACCGAAATCATTTGGATTGCATTCGGTAACCCAACCCGTAATACAGGGCGCTTTCGTGAGTGTTTTCGTAAGTTTAAACATCGTTGGAACACCAAGCAGATTGATAGCCGTACCGTTGAAGGTAGCAACAAAGAGCAGATTAAAAACTGGGAGGAGGACTACGGCGAAGATAGCGACTTCTTTAAAGTTCGTGTTCGTGGCGTGTTCCCGTCAGCATCAGAGTTGCAGTTTATTCCAACAGGCTTAACGGATGAAGCCATGAAACGCATTGTCACACAAGCTGAAGTTGCTCATGCTCCTATAATCATTGGTGTTGACCCTGCCTATTCTGGTGTTGATGATGCGGTGATTTATCTACGCCAAGGTTTATTTAGTAAGTGCTTGTGGACGGGCTTTAAAACAACTGACGATGTTGTTATGGCAAAGCGTATTGCTGACTTTGAAGATCAATACAAGGCTGATGCTGTTCATATCGACTTTGGATATGGTACCGGCATTCACTCTATTGGAACAAGTTGGGGGCGCGTGTGGCGTTTAGTTAAGTTTGGTGGTGCATCAACAGATCCACAAATGCTGAACAAACGCGGTGAAATGTATAACAGCGTTAAGACATGGTTAAAAATTGGTGGGGCTATTGATGATCAGGAAACCGCAGATGATTTGTCATGTGGTGAATACAAGGTTCGTGTTATCGATAGCAAGATTGTATTAGAAGATAAAACAGAAATTAAAAAGCGTCTTGGTCGTTCACCGGGTAAAGGTGATGCGCTCGCGCTGACGTTCGCCTATCCAGTCACCAAAATAGATAGAAATTATTCTTCACCTCATTCTGGCGTTAATGTCAGCAATTCAGATTACGATCCATTCGCATAAAAAAAAAAGCCCTCTGGAGTAGAGGGCAAACAGTCCTAAGGTAAAGCACGCTGTCGTGGTAACAATACCGAGAAAAATGCAGTGGCATTGCATAACCAAAATGGTAGTTATAATTTTCAATATTGTCAAATAACATGTATTATTAATTTAATATGCAATATTGGTTAATTACAAAGGTGTGTCGATATGTGTAATCCATTTGGCAATACTCCAAAAATTACAACTCCTCCTGCTGTTCAGGCAGCACCTCAAGAACAAGATGCGGCAGTAACGGGTAGTCGTGATGATGAAATGCGTCGTCGCCGTGCAGCCGCAGGTCGTAAGTCTACGTTACTAACAGGTGCGCAAGGTGCGACAAGTTCAGCATCCACCAGCGGTAAAACCTTACTTGGTCAATAAGGGGTGACTATGTCAACGCCATTGAAAGAACAGCTACTGCAACAACTTAATCAGTTGGAAACAGAGCGTAGCTCATTTGAACCGCATTGGCGTGAATTGTCAGATTTCACTCGTCCTCGTAGTACGCGCTTTACTGCATCTGAGGTTAATCGAGGTGATCGCCGTAATAGTAAGATTATTGACCCTACGGCATCTTTAGCTTCATCGGTGCTTTCCAGTGGCATGATGTCAGGCATTACAAGTCCTGCTCGTCCTTGGTTTCGTTTAGCAACACCTGATCCTGATTTAATGGATTATGGTCCTGTAAAACTTTGGCTAGAAACCACCGAACAACGCATGAACGAAGTGTTCAATCGTTCTAACCTCTATCAGTCATTACCGTTGATGTATGGGGATTTAGGTACCTTTGGCACTGCTGCAATGGCCGTTGTTGAAGATAGCCAGCGTATTATCCGTACCGTTCATTTCCCCCTTGGTAGTTATTACATTGCGAATAACCCAAGCCTGAGTGTTGATGTTTGCTATCGCAAGTTTACGATGACCGTTCGCCAGTTGGTGATGGAGTTCGGGCTTGATAGCGTCAGCGATACTGTTAAATCAATGTGGAATTCAAGCCAGTACAGCCAATGGGTTGAAGTGGTTCATGCCGTATATCCAAACCTTGAACGACAAACAGGAAAGTTAGAGGCGAAGCACAAGCCTTTTAAATCCGTTTATTTTGAAGTGGCGGGTGATAACGAGAAAGTGTTACGTGAATCTGGTTATGATGAATTTCCTATTATGGCGCCACGCTGGGAAGTGAATGGTGAAGATGTTTATGGTTCATCTTGCCCGGGTATGTTGGCGTTAGGTGGCACTAAAGCGCTTCAATTAATGCAAAAACGTAAAGCGCAAATGATTGATAAGCTGACCAATCCGCCTTTACAAGTGCCAGCCTCATTAAAAAACCAACGGGTAAATACCATACCCGGTGGCATTAACTATCTTGATGAGGCAAATCCTACTAATAAAATTCAAACGATTTTTGATGTTCAACCCGTAGCATTGAAAGCACTACTTGAAGATGTTCAAGATACCCGTCAACTGATTGATACCGCTTACTTTGTCGATTTATTCCGCATGATGCAAATGGTGAATACGCGCTCTATGCCGATTGAAGCCGTTGTTGAAATGCGTGAAGAGAAGCTATTGCAATTAGGGCCTGTTCTGCAACGTCTTGATTCTGAGTTACTCGACAAGCTGATTAATCGCACTTTCTCAATCTTGGTAAACAAAAACTTACTTCCCGTTGCACCTGATGAAATGCAGGGAATGGATCTAAAGGTTGAGTACATTTCTGTAATGGCTCAGGCACAGAAAGCGATTGGCGTTGGTAGTATCGAACGCTTTGCTGGCTTTGTTGGCAATCTGGCAAGAGTTAAACCAGAAGCATTAGATAAGCTTAACGCTGATGATGCTATTGATAACTATGCATCGGCAATTGGTGTCTCTCCAACAATCGTTGCAACTAATGAGCAAGTGCAAGCCATACGTCAACAACGACAAGCACAGCAACAACAAATGGCACAGATGCAAATGGCGCAGTCTGCTATTGATGGTGCTAAAACGCTCAGTGATACCAATCTTGATAATGATAGTGCCTTGTCCGCTATGGCTGGTGGAGGTGCTCAATGACACATCCATTCGATGCGTATGAATACGAGAGAATTGCTCGCACTGAATACGATATTCAACAAAAAAATAGGCAAGAGAAAGAAGAACAACAGCTAAAAGAGGTTATGTCCACAGAAGCTGGGCGTGCTGTTATTTGGCGTTTGATTTCTGACTCTGGCGTATTTCGTAGCTCTTTTTCTAATGATCCCTACGCAATGGCATTTAGAGAGGGCGAGCGTAACTATGGGTTAAAAGTTTTCAATCAATTACACCAAGTTTGCCCTGAGCTTTATGCGCAAATGGCAAATGAAGCAACTACACCAAGCGTTTAACAACGGGAGAAACAGTCATGAACTTATGGCAGAAATTAATTATGCGTCGTTTGTATAACGAGCAACACAGTGAGGGAGGTGAAGGCGGTGGCGGTACAGCAACGGAACCTACTCAAGAAACATCAGCAACAGATAAAAATGAGCCACCAGCAAACAGTGATGATCCTACTAAAAGCACTGAAAAAAAGAATGGTGAAGAGCAGGGCAAGCCGACTAATAAGAAAAATGATGCCAATAAATCAGATGTAGGTGCGCCTGAAAAGTATGAATTTAAAGCACCAGAAGAAGGGCAAGAGCTTGATAAAGGTGCATTAGAAGTCTTTGAGCCTATTGCTCGTGAGCTGAATTTAAACAACGAACAAGCGCAAAAACTGGTTGATGTTTATGGCTCTAAAATCATGCCAGCGATTAATAAGCAACTTGCTGAAAGTTGGCAAAAACAGACAGAGCAATGGGCTGAAACTGTTAAAGCAGATAAAGAGCTTGGTTCCGCTGAATCTATTGGTGCGGCACAAAAAGCAATGGATAAGTTCGGTTCACCTGAACTGAAACAGTATTTAGAAGAATCAGGACTAGGTAATCATCCTGAGCTTATTCGTATCTTTGCCGGTGTTGGCAAAGCAATGTCAGAGGACGGTCTTGTCACTGGCAACAGTAACGGCAGTAAAAGTGCTGCTGATGTTTTATTTGGATAACAAAGAGGAAATAACATGCCTGCTTTAACTCTCGTTGATTGGGCTAAACGACAAGGCCCTGACAGCAAGCAAGCGAAGATCGTCGAATTGCTGAATCAGTCTAATGAAATCCTTGATGATATGGTTTTCGTTGAAGGTAACTTACCAACGGGTCACCGTACAACTGTTCGTACAGGTCTGCCGTCAGCAACATGGCGTTTGCTTAATTATGGTGTACCACCAAGCAAATCAACCACAGCACAGGTTACTGATGCGATTGGTATGCTTGAAACCTATTCTGAAGTTGATAAAGACCTTGCTAATTTGAATGGGCAAAAGAATGAATTTCTATTGTCTGAATCAATTGCATTCTTAGAGTCAATGAACCAGCAAATGGCTGAAACAGTTATTTATGGTGATGCTACGGTTCATCCTCAGCGCTTTACGGGTTTAGCTGCACGCTTTAACGACATGAACGCAAAGAATGCAGTCAACATCATTGATGCTGGTGGTACTGGAAGTAACTTAACTTCTGTGTGGTTAGTGGTATGGGGTGAAAACACTGTCCACGGTATTTTCCCTAAAGGTTCTAAAGCAGGTTTAGAGCAAAACCATTTAGGTGAAGTTACTTTAGAAGATGAGAACAAAGGTAAATACCAAGGCTTTCGTACTCACTTTCAATGGAAAAATGGTATCTCAGTTCGTGACTGGCGTTATGTTGTCCGTATCGCCAATATTGATTTATCCAAAATTGGTAAAGATCCAGAAAAAGCGGACACACTCGATTTGCCAGACTTGTTTATTCAAGCAATTGAGAAGATCCCTAACCTCTCTATGGGGCGTCCTGTTTTTTATTGTAACCAGCAAATTCGTAGCTGGATGCGTCGCCAAATTAAAAACAGTAAAAACGTCAATATTTCTATGGCAGAAGTTGCCGGTAAGAAAGTTGTTTCATTCGATGAAATTCCTGTTCGCCGTGTTGATGCCATCTTAACGACTGAAGATCAGGTGAAATAAGTTATTGCGGTGTCGTTTAACGGCTCCGCTAACTTTCATTTATTTGGAGATAGTCAAAATGATTTTAGATAAAGAAACGCTTTTTTCACTGGATCAGGCGGTTACTGCATCTGCTGTAAGTAAGCAAATTATCGACTTAACGCCAGTGCATGGTGCATTTCGTGATATCGGTATTGGTGAGCCATTAGAGCTGTTTGCACAGGTGACTGAACAGGCTAAAGCAGCAGGTGAAGCGACGGTTCAAATTAAGTTAGAAACCGCGACAGACGATAAATTCTCTGATGCTAAATCTATCTTTGAATCTGTGGCAATACCAATTGCTGATTTAAATGCAGGTAAACGTATTGTGGCGAAAGTACCTCAAGGCGTTCTGAAATACCTGCGCCTGCAATATGTTGTTGCAGAAGGGCCATTAACGGCGGGTAAGTTCACCGCGGGCATTAACCTAACTGTTGATGCTCATCCTATTTACGATGCTGTAACTCAATAAGGTGTGACATGTCACGATATAAGGTTTTAAAAAAATCATTTATCGCTGGGCGTCTACTTGAAATCGGTGAAGAGGTTGAGTACGACGGTATAGCTGGCGATAACTTAGCGTTAATTGGTGGCGCTGATGCTCGACTTAATACTCATAGTGTGGCTGATGGGACTGGTGATAATACTGGTGAAGGCATAAGTAATATTGCTGTAAGCGGTTCAGGTGTGGCAATTGATTCAAGCCTTGATGCGCTTCGTGAGCAATATACCCAGCTATTTAGTAAAGCACCTCATCACAATATGGGCGCAGATAAAATGCGCACCGCAATAGATGAAAAGCGGAAAGAACTTGGGGTTTAACCCCCGATGATAAAGGGGGCGAAAGCCCCTTTTTTATTTTCTACTTGAGCCGAGAGATATCCAATGAAACTAATCAATCTAAAAACCAGCACAGAAACTTATGAAAATGCCAAAGGTGAAAAAGAAACTCGTGAAGAATATCCATACGGGCTACGTATTTCACTTGAAAACGACACGATAGAAAAACTAGGCGTTTCTATTCCTGATGTTGGTGAAAGTATTGAGCTGTCTGCTGTTGCCAAAATACTGTCTAAATCCATTAATGAACGTGAAGGTAAGAAGTCAGTATATGTAGAGTTACAAATAACCGATCTGGCTCTAGGTGCAGGAGACACAAAATCAACGGCAGATGTTCTTTTTGATGGGGGTGAGTAATGGCCTCAGAAATTGAAATTTGCAATATTGCATTAAGTCGCATTGGTAATAGTCGTTCAATTAATAGCATGACTGAAGCCAGCAAAGAAGCCGTTCAATGTAACCTTCATTATGCGCAATGCCGTGATAGTGTGCTGGCCGATTTCCCTTGGAACTTTGCAACTAAAAAGGTGGCATTAGCCAATACAAATAATCCCCCGCCTAATTGGACGTATGCCTATCGCTATCCTAATGATTGCCTAAAAGCCATTGGCATTGTCGAACCTCATCAAAAGTACCGTAGACCAGATACAGCAATCCATTTTCATGTTGGTTCAGATGAAAATGGTACTGGTCGATTAATTTTTACTGATCATCCAAGTGCATGGCTTGAGTATGTTGCACGTATTACTGACGTCAATATGTTTGATGCGTTATTTAAAGATGCGCTTGCGTGGCGTTTAGCGGCTGAATTGGCTCGTCCATTGGCATCAAATGCGGGTATTGGTGGTGAGGCATTACAAATTTATCAAGGTGTTATTAAAAGCGCGGCCGCACATTCATTAAGTGAGTCAGCAGAGCCAACTGATTATATGGATGAATTCACACAAGCGAGGTTGTCATAATGCCATTTAGTCTTATTCAACCTAGTTTTTCAGGCGGTGAAATTGCACCAAGCCTATATGGGCGTGTTGATCTTGCGAAGTATTCAACTGCACTGCGCAAGTGCCATAACTTTATTGTTCGTCAATATGGTGGCGTTGAGAATAGACCAGGCACACGATTTATTGCTGAAACAAAGTATCAAAATAAGAAGTCTCGCCTTATTCCTTTCCAATTCAGCACCGTACAAACCTATGCGTTAGAGTTTGGTGATCGTTATATTCGCGTATTTAAAGATGGTGGGCAGGTTCTCTATGCTGATGGTGAACATAAAGGTGAAGTGTTTGAATTAGTGACACCTTATAAAGAAGCTGATTTGTTTGATTTGAAGTATACGCAATCAGCCGATGTTATGACGATTGTTCATACTGATTATCCACCAATGGAGTTACAGCGTTACGATCATGATGATTGGAAGTTAGTCTCCGTTGAAACCAAGAACGGTCCCTTTGAAGATATCAATACCGATAAGGCAATGAAAGTTTATGCCAGTGCAAGCACGGGGCAAATTACGTTAACGTCTACGCATGATATTTTTGGTACCGAGCAAATAGGTAAGCAGTTCTATTTAGAGCAACGTGATATTGATGCGGTTCCTGTATGGGAAACAGATAAAACAACCAACCTTAATGATCAACGTCGTGCTGACAGTAACTACTATCGTGCCAATAGTGGCGGTAAAACGGGAACACTAAGACCGTCTCACACGGAAGGAATGAGCTGGGATGGTTGGGGTGGTGATACAGGGATCCAGTGGGAATATTTGCATAGTGGTTTTGGTATCGTAAAAATTGAAACTGTTAGTGAAGATGGCAAAACAGCCACAGGAAAGGTGATCTCTTATATTCCATCCAATGCCGTTGGTGAAGATAATGCAAGCCATAAATGGGCGCGTGCAGTGTGGAATGATGTTGATGGTTATCCAAGCACCGTTGTTTATTATCAACAACGTTTATTCTTTGCTGGCTCTCGTGCCTATCCACAAACGATATGGGCCAGTCGTAGCGGTGACTATAAAGACTTTGGGCGCAACAATCCTATTCAAGATGATGATCGCATTATCTACACATATGCAGGTCGTCAAGTTAATGAAATTCGCCATTTGATTGATGTCGGTTCGCTGGTGGCATTGACCTCTGGTGGTGAATATCAAATCACAGGCGATCAGAACAAAGTGCTTACACCTTCCAGTTTTTCAATGTCATCACAAGGTGCTAACGGCTCAAGTGATTTACCGCCAATCTCTGTTGCGAACATTGCGCTTTATATACAAGAGAAAGGTAGTGCTGTGCGTGATTTATCGTACTCCTTTGATGTGGATGGGTATCAAGGCACTGACTTAACCATGTTGGCAAATCACCTATTTCAACGTCACCGCATTGTTGATTGGTCATTTACTACGGTTCCATATTCTATTGCATGGTGCATACGTGACGATGGGTTAATGCTGGCTTTAACCTATTTAAGAGAACAACAAGTTTTTGCATGGGCGCCACAATCGACAGAGGGAAAATTTGAGTCCACATGTTCCATCAGTGAAGGCAATGAAGACTCAGCCTATTTTATTGTTCAGCGTACAGTAAATGGTAAACAGGTTCGGTATGTAGAACGATTAGCCAGCCGTTTATTTACTCGTACAGAAGATGCTTTCTTTGTGGATTCTGGCTTAAGTTATGACGGTAGAAACACAGATGATGTAAAAACAGTAACCATCACGGGTGGATCGGGTGAGTGGAACTATCAAGAAAACTATCAATTAGTGGTTTCAGGCGATCCAGTTTTTAGTGCTTCTGATATTGGTAGTGCCGTCAATATTCCTTATTTTGAAGATAATGAACATAAAGAGCTTCGCTGTAAGATTGTTCAATATGTATCTGCAAATCAAGTGGTTATTTCTGCTAATCGCAACATTCCACCAGTATTACAAAATACGCCCACTACTGAATGGAGCATAGCCCGCTATCGCTTTGCTGGCTTAAATCATCTTGAAGGTAAGACAGTTAATATTCTTTCCGATGCTAATGTTTCACCGCAGGCCATTGTCACCAATGGTACAGTGGAAATTGATACGCCATCAGCCGTAGTACATATCGGATTACCTATTACCAGCGAATTAGAAACGCTTGATATCCATATCAATGGGCAAGAAACATTACTTGATAAGAAGAAGCTTATTAAGGTTGCCAGCTTAATTGTAAATAGTAGTAGGGGGATTTGGGCTGGTACTGAAAAAGAACGGCTATATGAGTATCCTCAACGTCAATTCGAGTTTTACGACAATCCTGTTGATGATGCCACAGGCATTGTTGAAATTAATTTAGATGCAGATTGGAGCAAAAACGGACGTGTCTTTATTAGACAGGTTGATCCGTTACCGTTAGCGGTGCTCTCTGTTATTCCGCGTATTGATGCTGGTGGTTTCTGATATGAAAAAACATCATGTACAAATTATTCCTGCTACTCATGAACATATTGTTCGTTTATTACCACATGTAAGACAAGCTGATATTGATGAGTTCTACGCTATGTCAATGCAAACACCTGAACAGGTATTACGGCATGGCTTATCTGTTTCTACTAAAGCTTATGCAGGCATTATTAATGATGAAGTCGTGACTATTTTTGGTGTTGCTTCTGGCTCATTACTTACTGGTTTAGGTGTTCCTTGGTTGGTGGGAACTGACTTATTAGAGCAACACCAGAAAACCTTTCTACGGCGCTGTAAACCCATCTTAAAACAGATGTTAGGGCAATACCCAACACTGATGAATTATGTCGATGAACGTAATCATATTGCTAAGGCGTGGCTCCATTGGTTGGGGTTTCAGATTGAAGAAGCAAAGCCAGCAGGTTTACTTCAGTTACCTTTCCATCGTTTTACATTGAGGGCTAAATAATGTGTGAACCAACAACATTAGCAGCTGCAGTGATTGGTACTTCTGCATTGCAAGCATACGGACAATATACAGATGGTAAATTTCAAGCATCAGTGGCTAATCAAAACGCCAAAATTAATGAAGATGCTGCACTTGATGCAATTAATAAAGGCAACACTCAGGCACAAGAACAGCGCAGACGCACTCGCCAATTAGCGGGTACACAGGCGGCAACAATGTCAGCCAGTGGCATTGATTTAAGTACTGCGGGGGCTTTAGATATTTTGGGTGATACTGTCGCAATGGGTGAGCTTGATGCGTTAACTATGGTAAATAACGCTTCTCGTGAAGCGTATGGCTATCGTATGCAAGCTGAGAATGATCGCCTTAATGCAAAAATGGCAAGACGCTCAGGCAATATGGGTGCAATGACAACGTTATTAACAGCCCCTATTCAAGCTTATGGCGCGTATCAGTTGGCTGGTGGTACATGGAGTCCGTTCGGTGGTGGTGGCTCAGGTGCTGCGAAAGCCGGCAAGACATTCGCTAAAGCACCAAAAGGATTTTAATTATGCCAAAGGTTCCTACATACGATAATAGAACGGTTATGCCTGAGCAGTTACCGAATAATGGGTTTTCTGTTCAATCATCACCTGATACTTTTGGCGCTGGCTTTGGTCGTGTTGGTGAGCAATATGTCGCTTTATTTGCAGAAGCAAAACAAAGAGCCAATGTTGCACTGGCGCAAGATGCCGCATTACAGCTACGACAGAAAGCCAACGAACTGATGACCGATCCACAAAATGGGTTACTTTCACAGCAAGGTAAAAATGCGATTGGCAAAGCATCTGAGTACGAACAGTCATTTCGTGATTATGCTGGTGAAATATCATCAACACTGCCTGACGATATTGTGCGACAAAGCTTTATGCAACAAGCGCAAGAAATGGGTGTTCAGTTTGCATCACAAGCTAATCGTCATGAGATGGGGCAAATCAAAGCTTATGAACAAGATCAGTTTCAATCAACGTTAACATTAAATGCAGAGTCTGCCGCATCAATGTACGGCGATAATCAGGCTTATATCTCTGCACATAAACAAGTGTTTCAGCAAATAGAAGAGTTTGGATTATCGCATGGTTGGGGGGAAGAGCAGATCCTCGCCAAGAAACAAGAATTCAAAGTAGCGACTGCACGTAAAGCGATTGAAAACCAACTCGGTGCTGATTATATGGGGTTCTTAGAACGAAATGGAGAACCTTCAAGCCTTGGTGGTGCTACCAGAAATAATGCGTTCTATGGTGGTACTGTTGGTAAAGTTAAAGGAATGACCCAACAGGGTAATATTAATTTACTCAATAGGCCAACAGTTAAAAACGAAGACGGCTCAATTAGTACAGTAAGAACGATTTCTATTGATACCGATGATGGTGAAGTGTTGATACCTACTGTAAGTGATGATGGCAAGCTGTTATTTGATGATGAAGCTATTGCGTTATACGAGCAAACAGGTAAGCACTTAGGGATTTTTGATAACCCTGAAAATGCTACTGCTTACGCTGATAATTTGCATAAACAGCAAGAGAATATGTATACACCTACTAACGGTGATACAAGAGGTGTTAGAAACAACAACCCTGGTAATATTCGTATATCTAGCAATAAATGGGTAGGGCAAACCGGTGATGATGGTGCATTTGCTAAGTTTGCCACACCTGAGCACGGCATTAGAGCATTAGGTAAAAATCTACTTTCTTATGCTCGACAAGGGTTTGTTACACCAGAGCAGATCATTAATCGTTGGGCGCCACCAGAAGATAATAATGATACTCAGGCATACATTGAGTATGTATCTGATTACCTTGGTGTTGAACCTAATCAACCATTAGATTTAACGAATCTTGATACCTTAACGCATTTATCGACAGCGATAATGTATAAAGAGAATGGGCGTAACCGTGTTAATTACACTGATGAGCAGATAGCAACAGGCATACAGTCAGCACTTGGTTTTGTTGAGTTACAAGCGACATCAGAAGCACCCAAACTATTAACCGGATCTGCCGCTTTCGATGCCTTAGATGAAGCTGACCAAGCAAAATATTTACGACAAGCAGAACAGCTACGTAAGCAAAAACAAGGCGAGTTACAGCAACAACTCGGTACTCGTGTAGCGGACTCTTACGCAGCATGGGAAAGAGGACTTGATGCACCTAATGCGCCTACTCATGATGAATTAATCTCTGCGTTTGGCTATGACAAAGGTTCGGCTATGTCTGCTGATATGCAAGAAGCTAAGCGTTATGCTGGTTTTATGTCAGCAGCTAAAGAGATGTCGCCACAAGCACAGCAAGCTTTGTTATCTCAAATCAGACCACAAACGGGTGCAACAAACTACGAAAGCAAAATTCAACGTTGGGAGAAATTTGGTAAGTTCGTTGAAGGTAATATCAAGGAACAAGATAAACAGTTTGCAGCTAACCGATTACAGCTTTCCATTCAAAATAATTTTCCACTTGATCCTAATGATAAGAACAATCAGCAGGCAGCAGATGATTACTTTGAACAACATATTCAGCAGAGCTTTAATTTACGTGATGCTAATAGCTTAAATGTCGTTGCTGAACTTACAGCAAGAACAGGGATTATCCCATCACAAGTGAAGTCTGTATTGAATATGGGGGCAACATCTAAAGATCCTGAAGTTGTTCTTCCTATCGCGAAAATGTATGGGCAGATATTTGATAACAATCCGGCATCAGCTACGGATATTCCATCAAGCACAATGGCGTATTACTCAAAAGTATATAGTTTAAGTCGAGCAGGTATGCCTGATGAGAAAGCGGTAGAAACTGCATTTAAGACGACATTTGAACAAGATGAACGCACTAAGCAAATGATCGCTTCTCAAATCAGGGATAAAGGATATATCAAGGATAGAGATAAGGCTGCACAATCTAATATCAATGATTTTTACCCTTGGTATAAACCATTTTCTTCACCAAGCGTTAGTAAGCCTGGTGCTCAAAATGGCGCTTACTTACGTGACTATCAAACACTGTATGACGCTAACTTTGCTGAAACAGGCGGTGATGCAGAACTAGCCAAGAAAATGACTAACGCTCAAATTAAAAGGACGTGGGCAGTATCTAATATCAATGGCAGTGAAGAAGTTATGCGTTATGCACCCGAAGCCGTATACGGTATTAATGAATCAGGTGCCGGAAACTGGATTGCTGGTCAATGGGAAGAAGAGAAAAAGCAATTAATATCTAAATCATTTGGTGGCGCTTCTTCTGATACTGAAATCGTTATTGTCTCTGATGCAGTGACACCAAGAGATTACAGCTACGGCATAATGATAAAACAAACCGGTAGTGATGATATCCCTATTTATCGTCCATACACGGGAGATAACGGCTTACCTATTCGTTTTAAACCAGAACAGTCATCATCACCAATGTATAAAGAGGTAATGGAAAAACGCCAGCGCAGTGTTAAGGAAGCTCAGGATAAAAGGGAACGAGAAGAAGCATTGGATAAATCGCGCTCAGAATTTGATGAACGTCGTCAAAGTATCCGTGAGCAATATAAAGAAGCTCACAATGAGCGAGTAAATAAATTCAATAATTATTTTTCTTGGGATAAAGACTGATGCCTATTTACGAACAACAACCTGATGATATTTTATCTGCGGATATTAATGCTGTTCAGCAAACAGAACCTACTTACGGTGATAATGTTTCACCGTCTTGGTATGACCCTATTAATCCGCTTGATGATAGACGGCAAACTAAAGAATTACGTGATGCGGCGTTTCGTATCGATAACTCAGTGGGTAGCTTGATTGCTACTGCACCTTTTAATCAATTTGAAGATGTAGAAGGCTATAACCCATTTGAAGATGAATTAACGCTTTCAGGTTATGAAGACTATGCCGATGCCTTTATTCATTCAAACTCTCCTCAAGAAACAGCTGCAATAAAACAACGTATTGATCGTGAGCGTAACGATAAGCAAATGTTAGCAGATGCTGGCGGTGCTGGTGTTGTGAGTAGTATTGCTATGGGGGTTATTGATCCAATTAATGTTGCTGCAATGATGATACCAGGGGGAGCCATTGTAAAAGGTGGCAGTGTGGCCACAACCGCAGGTAAGTTTGCATTGGCAAATATCGCTGGTGGTGTAGCTTCTGAAATGGCATTGCATAGTACCCAAGAAACACGAACATTAACTGAAAGTGCAATTAACATTACACTTGACGCCATGATCGGTGGAACCCTAGGTTCAGCCGCACAGTTAGTAAAAAACCGTGGTGAATTGGTAACAAAAGTAAGAAATGATTTAATTGGAGAACAACAATCAGGGCAACAAAATATTCCAAATAATATTCCTGATAATTCTAGTGTTGGTGCAATGGAAGTACCTAACACCACATTAGAACAAGAAACCTTAAAAGGGCCATCATTTATTAATCGTACGATGAATGTTAGCCCTGTTGGGCGTGTTGCTCAATCCCCCTCTAAAACAGCGCGCCAAATTAACCAACAACTCACAGAAAATAACTTTACCTTTGCTAAAAATGAAGAAGGTATTGCGACATTTACCGCTGTTGAAACAAAAGTGAGAGGTTATGAAACTCTCGTTTATAAACAAGTAGAATCAACGAAAGATCACTTTAAACAGTATCGTCAATCTGGTGGCCGTGATATGAGCTATTACCAATTTAGTGAGGCTGTTGGTGATGCTATGCGCAATGGTGATACTCATGCAATACCACAAGTGGCAGAAGCGGCACGTTCTATTAGACCTATTGTCGAAGCAACCAAAGATAGAATGGTTGAATTAGGGATCTTACGTGAAGGTGTAAAGGTGACAACGGCACAAAGTTATTTCCCTCGTATTTATAAATTCGACAAAATTTTAAATGATCGTACTGAGTTTAAGAAAATCATTGCTGACTGGTTAGAAGAGATTAATCAAACATCAATAAATAAAGCTAAAGGTAGCCTTGATCGTGCTGAAATTGGTATTGATAAAGCACGCAATGCATCACCACAAGCTGAACGTTTAGGGCTTGAGATTAAAGAGGCTGAGAGTTGGTCGGGTAAAAAGTCTTTGCTGATGGATGATATTAATAAATATCAAAAAATCATTAATGAAAAGAGTGCGGTAGAAGTTGAGCTAAATTCACTTTCTAACCTTACTAAGCTAAATAAAACACAAACAAGAAGACAGGCAACATTACAACGAAAGTTACAACGTATTAATGATGCTGAGAATAAATTACCTGCGTTACAACGTAGTGTTGATATTCTTGATAACCCTCGCAAGTTTAGAAATGAACATCGTCGTTTAACACGAACTGCAAATTCATTAACTCGCCATGACAGAATTAGACAATCGGCATTAAGTCGCATGACACCTTTAGAGCGTGAAGAGTTAGATGCCGCAGCAGATGATATCGTTAATAAAATTATTGGTGCCCCGTCTGGCATTGTACCCAGTGAGCTAATCCCTGATGGGTTAGTTAAACGTGCTGGTTTTACAAAAGATAGAACGCTAAACATTCCTGATGAACGTATTAAAGACTATCTTGAATCAGATGTTAATTATGTGATGGAAAACTATATTCGCCAAGTTGCGCCTGAAATTGAACTCACGGCTAAGTTTGGTCGTGTTGATATGGATAATCAAATCAAAGCGATTACAGAGGAATACAACCAGCTTATTGCTGATGCAACCACACCTAAAGAACGTAGCCGATTAGAAGCGAGAAGAGAGGCTGATTTACGTGATATTCGTGCTATGCGTGATCGTTTATTAGGTACTTATGGAGCACCTAAAGATCCAGCAAGTCTATTTGTGCGAGCTGGCCGTGTGGCTCGTCACGTTAACTTTTTACGTTTATTGGGGGGTATGACAATATCATCATTACCTGATATGGCTCGTCCGATTATGCAACACGGTTTACGTAGTGCGTTAAAACCATTGGGTAAGATGCTAACTGATATCGGTGCTATGCGCATTGCTAAAGCCGATTTACGTGAAATGGGTATTGGTCTTGAATATGTATTATCCAGTCGTTCTAAGGTGATTGCTGACCTTAGCGATCCCTATAGCAGACGTAGCTATTTAGAACGTGGTTTACAGTGGTCATCACAGAAATTTGGCAACCTTACGTTGATGAACCAATATACAGACACGATGAAAATGTGGTCTGGGATTATTACTCAATCTAAGGTACTGAAAGCAGCAAATACTTTAGATGCTGGTGGTTCGTTAAGTAAACGAGAAATAAAGAAACTGGCTCATATTGGTATCGATGAATCAATGCTAAAGCGTATAGCAGATCAGTTTAAGCGACACGGTGAAGACTTAGACGGCATGTTAACAGGGCATAGCCATTTGTGGGATGATCGTGTTGTGCGTGAAACTTTCCAAGCGGCAGTATTAAAAGACGTAAGAACCACGGTTATCACACCGGGCATTGGTGATACACCATTAATGATGAGCAGTGAACTAGGTAAGATTGTGATGCAGTTTAAAACCTTCTTCTTTGCTACTCACAATAGAGCGTTGGTCTCAGGCATACAATCAGGTGATGCATCATTTTACTATGGAGCATTGCTTCAGGTAGCACTTGGATCCCTAGTCTATGTCCTCAAGGCTAAAATGGCAGGACGAGATATTAATACCGAACCGGCTAACTTAGTGAAAGAAGGGTTAGACTGGTCAGGAATGATGGGTTGGTTAGGTGAGCCTAACAACGTATTGGAAAACCTTAGCGGTGGTACTTATGGTATGAGTGCTATGTTTGGTGGGCCACCAGCATCACGTTATCAAAGTCGTAATGGGATTGGAGCATTATTAGGCCCTACATTTGACCTTGGCGGTGATATTAAAAACATCACATCAGGTGTATTAAACGGTGAGTTTGATGATAGAGAAGTGCGATCTGTACGCAAACTATTACCTTTCCAAAACTTGTTTTATTTGTCACCATTGTTGAATCAAGTTGAGGAGCAACTTAAATAATGCTTCTATTTACATGAGTTTGGGTTTAATGAAAAAGATAGAAAAGTGGACTGACCGCTTTTATCTTTATACGTAAGAGTTACTTTAATATCCTCTTTGTTTAGTCTAAATAAAGGGGATTTATTATTTATACAATATGATTTTTTTGCATTCTCATATGTTTCTGTGATAATTAAATCAACGTTCATTTTATAGAAAGCATCATGGCTTATATTTATGTTCCTAACAGATATGTCATATAGATGTTTATTATAACTAGCGTATTCAGTTGAAAATTTTGATAAAAACTCATCACTTACTGCTAGTGGAATTACATATTCGTTAAATGAACTAGTATTTGGATAATATATTGTTTTTAAATTTTGGTCACACCCCGATAATACAATCAATGAAAAAACAAGAAGAAAAAATTTGTTTGGCATACATAAGCTCCACTAAAAATGATTAAACAGAAGGAGCATATAGTGAGTTTATGTAATAATCAAATCAACAAAAGCCCCTCGAAAGGGGCTTAGCGTAGTTATAACCGACTAATCAAACTTTCTACATATTGATGATGTGTGCGTATTTCTTGCATTGCACCGTTCATTTCTAACAGTGATTCACGAACCCAACGTAGTGTTCTTTCAGCTTCATCAACGTTGTGACCGTCTTTTTTTAGATAGGTGAGGAGATTGTGTAAAACATCTTTCTTCGGGTTACGCATAAAATCATCCAGTAATTCGATGCGATTTTTACGAGTACGAGGAAAGCTATATTCTTTGGCAACTTGCCCAGCAGGGATAAACTCACCTTCATGGATAGTGCGTTGTAACTGATCGACAAGTGCTATGAGGTCTTTTTTATCTGTTGAATTACCAATTGATAAATAACGTTCTTCTGCAAGTTCGGCTTCCATTCTGTCGAATTCGGAAATATAGGCTTCTTTAAATTGAGCAGCTTTCTTTCCAGTAAATCCCATAACTAAAAATACAAATCCATTTTTAGTCATTTGAAAGAATGGTGTTTTCCTCATGGCCCCATTGCCTATTTTTAGGTTAATGGACATCTCCGCAAAATTGCGGTTATGAAATTCTGGTGAGCAATCAAGGTTTCGTATTTTCTTTAGAACATCATCATGGCGCTTGATAAAGAATGCAGCCACAGATTGAGAAGAGGTAACGGCTTGACCTCTATTGTTAACAACGATTTCAGGATTTAAATTGATAGGAAACTGATTAGTCATAATGATTACTCCGTTTAGTTTGGGTAATCACCACTAGCAACGCCAATTACTGGTGGTGAACTGTATGGGGTTGGCGTACCAGCCTAAACGGATACTGGCGCATCTTTCGATGCCCCCACACAGCCCACCATTGAATAGGTGTAGCTGTATTTCACATACAAAAAAACCGCTTGCGCGGTGTATGCGCCGTTTAGATAGATTCAGGACGCCAATCCCGACATCAGATTTTGCTGATGTATAATCACTATGGCGCATAAATAAGGGGTTGTAAATTACCAAAATGGTTATGTTATTGCAATTTGTTTATTTATTTATTAACCATTTAGAGTAAACAGCACCGTCTAAGCGGTGCTTTACCTTACTTCTTAAGCTCAAACAAAATACATTCCACCAACGGTATTATGTTTTTATTGCCTCTCATCTTTTGAACTATAAAGTTTCTCATTGCTATCAGTTCTACAAGTGGAGCTGATACATCATGACCATCTTCTTCCATCTTTGTTAAAAGTGCTTCAAGGTTTGATTTTGTAATTAACTTTTCAATCCCTTCATCGGTATTCACTACATCTGGATAGTTAGCTGGTGCAGGGTATTTATACTTCTTTTCCATGGCTAAAGTCCTCACTAATGAAAATAATTACGTAAACTATAATAATGTAAATGCATTAAAATGTTCATCTAAATGGTTAATTTAATTTTCCATTTGATATCCATTATTGCAAATATGGATATATTTTGTTGTTAAACGTATCATGTCTTCATTAACACCAGAGGAGATGAGCAATGACGGTATCTACTGAACTAAGCCATGAAGAGTATGTAGGTAATGGCGTAACAACGGATTTTGATTTTCGTTTCCGTATCTTTGAAGGCAAACATTTGATTGTTGTAGTTGCTGACAGTGACGGCAATGAAACAATATTAAAGAATGGCACTGATTACACTATTGTGGGGGCTGGTTCTTATCATGGCGGTAAGGTGGTTTTAAATAAACCTTTAGCTCGAGGCTGGAAGATATTATTAGAACGTGATTTACCCGTTGTACAAGAAACTGACTTACGTAATCAAGGGAAATTCTTTGCTGAAGTACATGAAGATGCCTTTGATTATCTAACAATGTTAATTCAAAAAGCATTGGGTACTTTCTCTTTAAGCTTACGTAAGCCTACCTATCTATCGAATTACTATGATGCCAAGGGCAATCGTATTGCTAATTTGGCACCGCCAAAGTTCGGCAGTGATAGTGCTAATAAAGACTATGTTGATAACAGTATTAAATACATTGATAACAATACGTTGCGAGTCAAAGATAAGGCTATTAATGCGTTACCAAACACTGAACAACGGGCCAATAAAATTTTAGCGTTTGATAATAATGGTCAGCCAATAACAGTTTTGCCAGAGAGCGGATCGGCTTCGGATGTGTTAATTGAATTAGATAAGCCTACGGGTGCTGAGTTGATAAATACAAATCGCGGTACATCTGTTCAAGAGCATATAAATGGAGGAATGTTTACTACTAGACAATTAAATATAACTAACTCAGATCAACTGGTTTCTGCACTAAGTGAACATGGTGCGATTATTGTTAATTCCGACGTTATTATTGATAAATATACAATTATTCCATCACATTCTAATGTTATAAATGGCGGTGGATTATTTAGACTAGTTAATAGAGACTCTTGTATTTCAATTCGACCTAACGTTAAGTTTGATTGTGATGTTTCCATTGCATCAGGAGTCAATCTTTTAGTGTCTGCATTTCATATTGATGGAAAAATAGATAATCCGAGATGGTATGTTGCAGATCATGATACTTATATAAAATCTAATGTTAGATCTGATGACATTGATGGAGTATGCTTATTTCTTGATGCTATTTCAGAACTTGGTAAACGGGCATTAATATCAGGATTGCGTGCTGATATAAATTTATACAGAATGAAGACAGGTATTCTAGCAAAAACTGACGGTAGAAAAATCACATCAGGAAATACTTATATAACAAGCAATACAATAAAAATCACAGCAAGTGGAACAAGAACAATTTTGGATGAACGTTATTCTATGAATAATGGAAATAGACCACAAAATGAGGAAATTAGCGGTAATACATATTGGTTAGAGCATCAGCCTTCGATAGATGATGAATATAAGTTAATAAACTTAGACGGTAGAATGAATAGATTATATTGTAATCTGTGGGATGTTGAACATGCTGTAAACAATGATGTTATTGTTATTAATGGTGATGATAATTATATAACTGGACAAAATCTACCTACAATAAATAGCAGGTATATTAAAATAAATGGTAAAAGATGTTCTTATTTTGGTCATACATATGGTATTCCAGAGTTTAAATTAAATAGAGTTCATAGTGAACGAGGCGTTAAATTTGGAGTGAATGGAGATTTCAAGGCTGATGGATTAGTTTTTGTTACTCAAAAACAAAATAATATAACATTAATGAACAATATTATTTTTTCAAAAAGTATCTATATTGATGAAAGTAGAAGGCCTTTTTATTTCAAATTAAAATCAATAAGTAAAATATCAGATGCTGTTTATAAGTCTGAGTTTAATATTAATAATATTGAATTTCGACATGAGTTAAGTGTAAACACTGGACATGTCGATCATGTTATATACATTCTTATATCAGAACTTCAGGTGCATATTGTTTCAACAATAAATGGGCGAGTAAACTCATCATCTTATGATAGAATATTATATGGTGATATTAACTTTTCATTCTTAATATCTAGTAATATAAATAATGCTGGTTTTAATATGATAAATATATTAAAAGGGGGAACGGATAATATTTAAAATAAAGGCACCTAAATTGGTGCCTTTATTTTCTATTTGTTATTTAAGAAATGATTAATAACCATATCCGAACCAAATATAGTCATGTGGCTATTATCTGAGTAAATAGGTTCATTATCATTATTTAGAAGTAAGCATTTTCCATTTTTACATAATATTTCGTTTGGATCTATAAATGTTACGTTCTCTACATTTGCAAATAGAAATTTTATTTCCTCATTGATGGATAATATTTTTTGATCCATATTTTTGTCGCATGCACTAGTAATTTTCCATATAGGAAGATTATGTCTTGCTAGGCATTCAAAAGTAGCTACTTTGCTATTTTGTGGTCTACCAATGATATAGTAATGTCTATCTTTTCCGCCTATCTTTATGAGTTCCTTTATATCATTAGCTATTACTTCATCAATGTTATCATTTATAATTTTATTAGTATTTCTATTTGTTAATGTATAAGAATTCCATGATTGAGCAAAGATAACATTTGTTTTTGGGAAGTTTTTCATTGCTGAAATAAAGTTATTGTAACGCATTTCACATCTTTCATTATTGAAATCATCTCGTTTAGAGATCAGGTTGGGTGTTATAAAACAGCCATCTTTAAATATAGCAATAGATTTAATTTTATTTGAATTTAATGAATTCATATATTGTCGCATGAAACTATCGCCACTTATGATAAAATCAGGGGTTTCATTTTCGACAATATTAAATTTTTGTATAATGCTACCTTGATTTATTCCAGAACCCCCAAAATATTTTTCATGAAATTGGTCTTTATTAAGTCGATATTTTTCATCAACTCTTTTCCCAATTCCATCAATAGAAATATAATATGATGCACATAATGCCACTACCCAACATAATAGTAATCCATAATGGTAATTTCTTTTTTTCTCTATAATACTATAAACAACAAATGCAAGTAGCAGTGTGGAAATAAAATATGTAAAAATAGAAATGTCCACATCTATTTTTTTCAAGAATACAATGAGAGACCAATGAATTAAATAAATAGAATAAGACCACAATCCAATTTTTTGAAACACAACGTTTGAAAGTAGAGTTTTAGAATTGTTAGCAAGTATACATAAGTAAGCCCCTAATACAGGTAGTAAAGCATTGTAGCTAGGCCATGTATTAGTATCTGAAAAAATAAAAAATGATGTGATAATTAGAATTAACCCTAGTATCTCAATTATTCTTTTTTTGTTCTCTGTTGTTGATAATGGGAATAGAAATGCGATACCACCCAAAAGCATTTCCCATCCTCTAGTGTAAATCATAAAGTAAGAAAGGGTTTTATTTATGGATGAAAAATAAACACAAAAAACAAAACTTATGATAGCAGAAACTACAATAAATTTTTTCAGTGTATTTATTGAAAATAGTTTTGATAAGATAAGCAATATTATTGGATATATTATATAGAATTGCCATTCAACTGATAATGACCATGTATGTAAAAATAGTTTACTAAAGGAATCAGCATCAAAATATCCAGCTTCATTGGCATAAGTAATATTAGATATGAAAAGTAAACTAGAGAATCCGTGTTTACCAACCAATTGATATGTTAGTGGTTCAAAAAATAGATAACCAAGTGCTAATACAATTGATATGACAGTTACTAGTGCTGGAACAATTCGTCTAGTTCTTGCTTTTAAAAAATTCCAGAGAGAGAAATTATTATTTTCTAATCCCCTGAAGATAATTGATGTCATTAAAAAACCAGATATGACAAAAAATACATCAACTCCAGCAAAACCACTGGGTACTAACTCTTTATTAAAATGGAAGAACATAACAGATAAAACCGCAATGGCTCTTAAACCATTAATGTCAGCTCTAAATTTTTTACTTTGCATATTAAATTATTATTTATTTTACCAATAGAATGGCTGAATTTTATCATTAAAAGTAAAGATTGTTCAGTATTTCTATTGTTATGTTTTTGTTTTTCTTTTTTGCATTTTTGGTTGTTTTGTTGGTTATGTAGTATCATGACTATTCATTAATCACTGGTACTACACTCATGCAAGAAGATGTCTACACAAAAGCTGGGATCGGCACAACTGCTTTTCTTGGCTACTTCGCAGGGCTTCCAGCAGAAGTTATTATGGGCTCACTGTTGGGAGCCATCTTCTTTACCACTGCTGCTACTGAATATAGCTTTAAACGTAGATCGGTATTAGCCTTTCTAAGCTTCGTTTGTGGTCTTATATTCTTTAGCCCCGCTGCAACTATCTTTATTTCTGTTACTGGTCTTTTCGGTGTGAAACCGGAGCAATACGAAATCGAACATATCGATGCCGTAGGTGCTTTTGTTTCCGCTTTGCTTGTGGTTAAGTTAAGCGTAAAAGCATATGGAAGGGCCGATATACCGAAACAAGGAGGGCAACAATGAAATGCGAAACATTGCTCACTATTGTTAATGCCATCATCTGTACCGTCATATTTCTACGTGTGTTTTATTTTAAACGTGACGGCAGACAACACTGTAAAAAAGGTGGATGGTTAGCTTTCCTCATTCTTGCTTACTCTTCAAGCGTACCTATTCGCGCTTACTTCGATCCTAATTATCACGCTGATATCTACAACATCTTTGCCAATATCCTGATCTGCACAACGTTGTTGGTCAGTAAAGGCAATGTCATCAAGTTTATAAAGGGGTGAATATGTCAGTTTTTAAAAGCAATTACGTTAACACTGGCGTTAGAGGTATCAGAAATAATAATCCGGGTAACATTCGACATGGTTCTTCTAAATGGCAAGGTCTAGCAACAGTACAAAATGATGATAAATTTTGTACTTTTATCAATGTTTATTATGGTGTTCGGGCATTAATGAAATTGCTTCAAACTTATAGTAAGCATAAAGGTAAGCCTAATGTTGGTTGTGACAAAATAGATACTGTTGAAGAAATCATAGAACGATGGGCGCCATCATCTGATAACAACCATACTGAAAATTATATTAAACGAGTTTGCAAGGATACTGGCTTTGATCGTCACGAATGCTTAAACCTATTTGATAAATCAACATCAATCAAAATGGTAAAAGCAATCATTTCTGTTGAAAATGCTCAACAACCTTATGTTGATGATGTTTTCGATAGAGCCTTTTCATTAATTTAATAATGATTAATGAATAAAACCGTCATAGCGCTAATTGCTTTGGCTGTTTCCTTTACCGCTGGCTTTGTTGTCGGCGGTATTTATTTTGATAACCGAGCAATGAATAAACAGATTGCAGGTAATCAATTAGATGAAAAGGATGTGGCCACAAATATTGATCTGCGTAAACAAGCAGACAATGAACAGCAGAATAGGTTGGAGATATATCATGACGCACAACAGCATGATACGATACGTACAGATGCTTTGCTTAATCGTGTTCTTAATCACTTTGACAGGGTGCAGCTCTCAACCGGTACCACGAAAACAGAAGTTGCAAGTGCCGATAACACCAATACCTGCGGAATTGAGAAAGCCAAAGCCAGTGAACTTTCTCGACAACTACGAGAAACACTTGAACGATATGGGCGTGAAGCTCAGCGTGCAGATGAAAATACCAGAACACTCAACCTTTGTATTTCAGAGCTGGAAGCAAAGGAAAAACTTCTCAATTCTTACCGATGAAAAAGTAGACAGATTTCATAATGACGGTATTGGTGACGGTGTTGGTGATATCTAATTTAAATATAATTTATATTTTTCAGTTGATTAGCTTAACAGAATATAATTGAGTGGGAATAAAATAACGTTTATCAGCAATAGTTGATAAAGGTTAAAAAACCAAGAGCCATCAGTATGTTACTGGTGGCTTTTTTGTTTTCTATGGTTGCTAATGGTTGACAAGAACCGAAAAAAATGACGGTATAGGAGACGGTGTCAAAATATAAATTATAAAATTAAGACACTAAAGTAGTTATGTTGCTATTGTTAGCTCTAGTCATCATCATAATTGGCAACATTATTAAATTTAAGAGTTGTAAGGAAATACCGAGTAACATCATCATGCATAATCAGATATTAAAAAAACTGCCACAAATAGAGCAAATGCATCAAATAAAACTACTTTATGTTGCTGAAAGTGGAAGCCGTGCTTGGGGCTTCGCATCAACGGATAGTGACTATGATGTACGTGGTATTTTTATACGGCCTCGCAATGCATATCTTTCAATTGATAAACCTAAAGAAACATTTGAGTGGATAGAAAATAATTGGTTTGATGTAGGAGCTTGGGATATTACGAAAGCATTGCATCTATTACGTAAGTCAAATGCTATCTTATTTGAGTGGTTACAATCACCTATTGTTTATCAACAATATGCTGGTATCCAAAAAGAATTATTTGAGTTGGCACAATTATATTATCAACCCCAAATCATTGTTCATCATTATAGAGGGATCGCAAAAGCCGTTAGTAGACATCATTTTGAAGAGAGTCATGCAAGTAAAGCGATAGATGAGCCCATAAAATTAAAAAAATATTTCTATCTCTTACGTTCACTTTTAGCTGCTTATTGGACAGTAAAAACGGGGAATATCCCACCGATGGAGCTTAATCAGTTAATAAATATATTAACCACAGATGAGCAAATAATTATTCGAGAGTTAGTGAGCTTTAAAGCAGATAAAGATGAACACTTTACTTGGCTACCAACCGATAATATGCAAAAACTGATCACTTTTTTATGGCAAGAAACAGCAACTCAATTAGCGAAACGCACCGTACCAGATAGTGAAATATTAAATAATTGGTTTAGGAAAATACTTGATGAAACTGACCATTGACAATATAAAGCCTTACCTTTTATTTGAAACAATTTCAGGTAGTCGTTCACAAAATTTGGCAACAGATAGTTCAGATACTGATATTAAAGGTGTTTTTTATCTACCTAAAGAGATGTTTTATTGCTCTGATTATGTGCCACAAGTAAGTAATAAAACTAATGATATCGTTTATTATGAATTAGGGCGATTTGTTGAATTACTGTGTGCGTCTAATCCTAATATTTTAGAATTATTAAATGCACCAGAGCATGTTGTTATTTATCGTCATCCATTATTTATGCAATTTAACCCAGAATGGTTTTTATCAAAGGAATGCGTACAGACTTTTGTGCATTATGCTCAAGGGCAAATAAAAAAAGCGCAAGGGTTAAATAAGAAAATCATGGATCCTATAGATAAAGAGTTAAAAACAATCCTTGATTTCTGTTATATCATTGAAGATGGAAAAAGCCTATTACTGAATAATTGGCTTAAAAAACGTTGTTGGGAGCAGCAAAATATTGGGTTGGTTAAAATCAATCATGCACAAAATCTTTATGCAGTTTTTTATGATCCAAATAGTGATTATCAAGGCGTAATAAAAAAAGATAATGCCACCGATGTTTTACTAAGCAGTGTCTCTGAAACAGCCATATTACAAGCCTATCTTAGTTTTAATAAAGACGGCTACAGTACCTATTGCAAGCAGTATCATGCTTATTGGCAATGGGTTGAGGAGCGTAATGAAGCCCGCTATCAGCAAAATATTGAACATGGACGAAGTTACGATAGTAAAAATATGATGCACACTTTTAGGTTGCTTTATATTGCATTAGGAATTGCCACTGAAAAAAAAGTCAAAGTTTGGTGTGATAACAGGGATGAATTGTTAGAAATTAAATCTGGGGCTTTAAGTTATGAAACATTATTTGAGCGAAGTAAAATATTAATAGAAAAAATTGAGCAAGCTTTTCAACAAAGTCAATTACCAGAAAAAATCAATCCTCAATTAATTAAACAAGTATTAGTGAATATTCGTAAAGAATTATATCAATAA